ACCCTGGGGTGGACTAAGGAAATGCTGTCAGGGCATGGACCAGGGACTTTTCGTTCCCAGCCTGCCCTTGAACCAGGGCCGTGGCGGGGTTAAGATACCCTTTGTAGAGTATCAATGCGTATTTTGCGTAGAAGACGCGGCGACAGGCGCCGCACTTCACGTAGTCCTTCCGGTGCTTGTACCCCGTCAGTGTTACCCGGGACTTGCAGTAAGGGCAAGCGTGCTTGCCGTACTCCGCCACGATGTTCTTTGCCATTGGCCCTCTACGCAATGTCGACGTTGGACAGCCGCCGCTGTGGGAAGACCAGCTTACGCGTCCCCGCGTTGTCCACAACGTGCCAGGTGTGACTCGCCCGCGCGGCGCCGAGCCGCTGGGTCAACGCTCCGTTGTTCAACAACTGCTCCGCCTTGTTCATCCAAGCGCGCGCCGCGCCCGCGAACTCTGGTGCTTCGTCGAGGGCGGCGTGGCTCGCGAGTAGATCGTAGGTAAACCCTGCCCCTACATAGCCTACCACATCGGCCGCGAGGCTGTCAAGCTCGACCGAGTCCGACAGCGCGGTCGGTACCGTCGGGAGGCCCATGCCAATCAGCCGCAGCCGGGAGCCCGCCATTGGGTGGGTGATGTTCAGATAGCGGCCGTTCGGTTCGTCCTCGTTGTCCTGCTGCTGGACGAACATCGGCCCGCGGATGATAGTAGACGGCACGGTGTATTCGGTGAGGATGTCAACCGTCATCCACCCCGCGTCGAAGTAGGCGGTCTTGGTGGCCGCGGTCTCCAAAATAGCCTTCACCTGCGTCGCGTTGGAGGGCACCGTCCCCGTCACGTAGAGCAGCCGCCACGTCGAGTCGCCGGTGTGGTACGAGCCGTTCTCGAAGTCGGAGCCGTTCCAGTCCAGCCGCAACCTTGCCGCACTCGCGGAGGCGGTCCACACCCACATCTTCAGCGTGACGCTCTTGCCAATCAGCGCCGACACGTTCAGCGTGGGGGCCTGCGTCAGTTGGCCGGCGCTCACACCCGCGACAACCTTCGCCGCGTTGGTGCCATGGCGCACGTTAGTCGTCTCGATGGTGACGGTGAGCGACCCAACCTCGGTCCAGTTGTCGAAGGTGCCCGCGCCCGCAGTATCCTCGAAGTCGGCGTTGGACAGTCGGTTGTCCACCACAAGCGTCTCGTCGGTCCGCGGCACGAACACGTTGTTGAAGACGTGGTTCAGCGCGCGCTGTGTCGCCCGCAGCTTAATGCGCGGGTCATACCGATGCAACGTGATGGACACGCCGCTCGCAACTTGGCCGGTGAACGCGCGGCTGACAGTGAGCGTCGTGGAGGAGGCCGTATAGCCGCTGGTGCGTTTCACACGCCGTACTTCCCCGTTGTTCGTGCCGGACTCGCAGCGCAACCAGAAGCCGTTAAAGGCCTCATCGTCGCCGCCGAAGTCCTCGTCGGCCAAGGCGGTGCACACGATGGTCGTGCCGCCCGCGTTGCCCGCGCTGGAGGTGGTGAGGGAAAGCCGGTCGCCCATGTTCTCGGAGACCTTCTGTTCGAGCGACGAGTATGTCACGGTCATTACGGTTCTCCTGCTAGCGACCAGGTATTGCCATGCACCCGATTAGTCCTCAAGTACGTAGCCGACTTCGACGTCAACCTGGACGTTGCCGCTCAGGTTCACGTTTAGGGCTTGGCCCACGACGGTCTGGCAGTAGAAGCCGGGGAGGAAGTTCATGGACCACCCACCGCCCTCAGAGGCCAGCTCGTGGACTAGGGTGATATCGGTGGTGGCGGACTGGAACTTGACGCTGACGTTGCTCGCACCTGCGTTGGTCATCAGCACCCACACGACCTTGATGCGCTTGCCGGTGACAGCGGCCACCAACTCGGTGTTACCCGACGTGGCCGGGGATTGCCCAGCGCGCAACTGGGAGTTGCGCTCGCTAGTAACTCGGTCCCAAGCTGACGAGAAGGTTGGCATGGTCAGGACTCCTTAGATGATGTACATGGCGAGCGTGCCGCCGGCTACTGTCCCGGCGAGTATCGGGATGAGAGTTCGAGGTGACGCCAGCGTCCACCGAGTACCGTAATACCAGCAAAGTGTGGCAATAACCAGTTGAATTGGAAACCAGACGGACCGGTCGATAAAAAGCCGCGTACCCAGGCCCTCGATTGCTTGCCAGAGGAAGCAGACGAGGAAGGGCACAACGGCGGCTTGTATCGTCTTCCCACTTAGGTCTCCTTCTTGCCGAAGATGCGCTCCCACGCTGCGGCCGGGATGTACCAGCCAGCGCGCGGCTTGGAGTACGTGAACGCGTCCTCCGTGTTCGGGTCGGCGAAGCCGTGCTCGACGACTGCGTACCGCCCGCCCTTCTGCTTGAACCGCTCGTATTTCTCGGGTTCCAGGTTCCGGTCGATGATGTGCACGTCCGGGTTAAACCCGGGTGTGCGGCACTGCTCACACATGCTACTTCATGTACGCGACGATGACATCAATCGCGCCAGCGTCGCCGATGATGGAGGCAGTGTGCTGCCCCGGTTCGAGGATGAACACCTCGTTGGCCGCAACGGCCTTAGAGAAGGTTGCGGTCGCCGTCCCACGCACGGTGTAGTGGCACGCGGCGGAGGGCTGCAACGCGATGCGCGCGGTATTGGCGGGGATGGTAAAGCCGGCACCTGCGAGCGTGTTGGCGGTGGCGAACTTGGACGTCAGCTTCTCCATGCGCTTGATGGGGCCGCTGTTTACCGCAGGGTTGAACTGACTAGGCATCTTACTCCTCCACAGCCCGCGCACGGTACTCCGCGACGCGCTGCTGCATGTACTTGTTCGCATCCGACTCGGTGCACATCGACTTGGGCACGTCGATGATGGGGATGTTGTGGCCGACGAGGAATTCGCGGACGGTGCCGGGGAACCGCGGGTGATTCAGCTTGTACTGGCGCATCGCCCGGGCCGCGGCAACTGGTTCACTCTGCCCCAACTTGACAATCTGCTGGACGATTTCGGGCAGGGGGTTCGGCCACTTCACGTTGCCGACATCGTCGTCGTCGGTCTCCATGACGGCGATTGCCGCCTCGTGCTGCGTCTGAATGGCGAGGCCGTTGAGGGTCTCCCACTCGACGTGCGCCCGGTTGCGCTTGTGAATTTCCTTCTGGTTTAGTGGCACGTCCTTCTTGCCACACGAGCAATCAAAGACCAACATAACTCCGTCCTTACACTGCGAGGTCCATTTCCTGCTTTTGCTCTTTGGTTAGTCCGGGCACGCGGTTCTCCGGGTCGTTCACCTGCTCAACCGCGGCCACAACCGTGGGTTGCGGCGGCACCACATTCGTGGTTACGAAGTCCAAGGTGGCACGGTGCTGTTACCGCGCTATGTACGTGGCATACACTTCCTCTGGGACACCAACGTTAATCGACCGGGGGGCCTCGTGGTCGCGGAGTTCAGTTGGGAGGCGATCGCGCTTGCCCAACCAGGCCATTTCCCCTTTGAGTTGCTTCCAATCAGCGGGTTGCATCATGCGCTTGAGGAGCAAGTCGACCCGCCGTCGTAGTTCCAACCATTCGTTAATCGTCAGCGTGACGTGTCCGAGGGTGAGGGAGCCAGCCTGCCCGTCATAAATGACCGGCTCCCCACCAAACAGTAACCCGTCAGCCTTCAAGCGAACTTGTTCCAAGTTACACCACCAGGAAGACGATGTTCACGCCGAGCGCGAACCGGATATCGGTGCCCGAATCATCCGCGCTGAACCGTACACCAAGCAACGCACCACACCGGAAGATGTTAGTAGCGTCAAAACCGGTGGTCATGTTGAACCGCAAGATTTCATCAGGTGCCGAACCTTCAGCCGCCTGGTTTGCCAGCGTGTTATCTGCGGTTACAGCATCGTGCTGCGCACCACTTACGGCAGAACTGACGGTGATGTCATAGGTAGGAGTCCCCACGGAAGCCTCAGCGGCGGTCCAACCGTGCGCCACTTCTATGGCAACGGCGTTCTCAGGCACCATACAGGAGAATACCGCACTCTCATTCTGCGCATCCAAGGTAAATCCACCAAAGTCACCAGAGTCGAGGACTGCATACGCAGAGGTCGCACCACGCGGGGCCAGGTTCACGTTTAGTTCCCGAACAGGGGGAAGGTCAATGTACAACTCCCGGGTGGACAGAGCGAACCCTAGCAACTGCTTCAAGGCAGTCGCGGTAGTCGGGCGGGTTGCGGTGATGGTGCCCGCGGTCTCACTCAGATAGTACTGGTCGCCCTGGGTGTAGGGGGAGTCCTCGTCGATGACGATGCAGCTGCGGCACATGCCGAAGTTGGCACCGGCCGCGACCGCGTGCAGCGCGATGGCCTCGGCGTACTTGGTATAGTCATCGGCGTCGGCGAGTTCCCAGTCGGTGCCGTCGAAGTAGACCGCGTCACCCGCGGCGATTGCGGTAGAGCCAGCCACGCCGGTGAAGACACCGCGGGCCTGGCGAACATAAGGTGCAGCCATTTTGCTAACTCCTGTTCGCTGAACTTGCCAGCAAGTTATTTAGGGGGGGGAGGTGGGGGACTGGATAGGAACAATCCCCCACCCGCCAGAAGAAGAAGGAGGAACGCTACGCACTGGAATCGATGCCGCCCAAACCCACAACCTGCTTCTGAGAGTAGACGAGGCCCTGGCAGTACACGTACAGCCGGGTGTATTCCTGATGCTCGTCAACCGGGACAGAGAGCTTCATCACACGCGGCTGCATGACGGGGCCGTTGTGGATGAACACATGGCCCTGGTCAGCCTTGCCGAACTTCAAGAAGAAGATGGAGGTCGCGGTGCTGGACGGCCAAGTGCTCGCAGCCTCGTAGTCCTCGGAGTTGGTGATGTAGTTGTTGATGACCAGCGGGATGCCGTTGTACACGGCGTACTGGTGGCCGAACATCTCGGCGTCGGTCAGCTGGACACCGGAGCCGGAAGCCCGGGACAGCGCGGTGATTTTGCGCCGCATCCGGGTGTTGCAGATGCCAGCCCGCGGCTTGGACCGCCCATCATCCACTTCGTCAATCACCTGGTCCAGCGCAGCGAGGGTCAACTCGGTCTCGGCGGAACCGGGGGCACTGGAGAGGGCGGAGGTCAGGCTGTCCATCGCCTGCCAACGGGACTCAGCCACGAGGAGCGAAACCAGCCCCTCAATTTCCTCACCCTGCGCGCCGCCGGTGGTGGCGGAGTCGCCCTGAATGAACTGCCGGGCGAGTTCGCGGGTCATCGCCTTGGTGAGCGCGACGGTGTTTTCAGCCTCGGGGTCGCCAATGGAACCACGGGTCTCCTTGATGTACAAGTCGATGTCGGACTGCGCCATCACGGTGGTCAGGGTGGCGGTCTTCTTCGTGAAGGTCGGCCGCGTGCTGGAAATGGTGGCGCCGACAGCGTGGGGAGATGCAGTGGGGAGGGTTAACTCACGGTTGTAGACGTAAGCGTTACCCTCGAAGGTCTCAAACTGCCAGAGAGGGGCCGACGCATCATTGGTGATGATGGTCTCGAAGATGCCCTTCAGCACCTCGTCCTTTTCCCTCTTGGCCCATTCGTCAAGAGCAGCCATGATTTACTCCTTGTTACTCACGGTCGTAAATGGAGTGGGGTTTTCCACTCGCACGCGCCTTCTTGAGCCCCAGCGCAATGCGCTCCGCGGGCGTCAAGCCGGTCGTGTCCTGCCCCTTCTTGCTACCTGAGCCGCCGGTGTCGATGTCCAACGTCGCGGCCTTCTGCCGCTTCCGCTCTTCCTGCTCCTGCGCCTCGGCGGTCTTCCGCGCTTCGCGTGCGACCTTCCGCTCGTGCTGGACGACGGCGCGAGTCGCCTCGCCAACCGCCTTCTGGAAGAGCAACGTGCGCTCCGTCATGGTGCCATTACCTTCGCGGCCTTCCCGCCAAAATGCGCGCACCGCCTCCAATTCGGGGGCCGTCTCAAGGTCGAAGATAGGCTTACCATCTTCACCCGTAACGGTCGTGCGCAACTCGTTTAGCAGCGCGGCGTAAGTCGTCTCAAACCGGCGTTGGGCCGTGGTCTGAGCGAGCTCCCGCTGCATGAGATCGACTTCAGCGGGCAACCGCTCCGCGACTTCAGGGTTCGACAAGCCCCGGGCGAGTAGGCCGACTGTCTTCTCGACACCCGCCATCCGTCCGTGCATCTCGTCGTATATCTCGTTCTGCGAGCGGATTTGTCCTCGAAGGGACGAGAGGTTACTCTCCGCCTGTTTCCGAGCGGTACGTTCTGCGTCCAACGCGGCCTGTACCTCGGCCAGTAGTTCCTGCGGCGTCTTCTCAGGCTTCACATCTTCGGTGACAGCTTGGGTAGTCATCCCATTTACTCCGTTCGTAACACACCATCATGGGTGCTTACAGGTGCAATTATACCACAGCGGGCGGGAACTTGTCAAGCGCGTCAAATCACACGACACGACATCCGACTTTACCCGCATATAGGATAATGTCGTGTCGTGTCATGCTAGGGGATTGACCATCGACGGTCGGGTAATGCTATGTTGGGGACATCCCACCGCTCCATCATGTTGAGAACCTCCTGTCGCGCCTTAAAGGTCTGCACCGTGTCGTGGTCACCCCAAAAGAACAGCTGGGCATCGACCGAGGGGTTCCGCTGCAAGTACCGCTTCCGCGTGGCGGGGTCCGTGGGCAGCGCGTCGTAGACCTTGCGCACCTCCTCGAACTTGCCGTACTCCAGCGCGAGCGGGGGCGCCACGGAATCCCACTTCTGGAACCAGCGCTTGACACCGTACTTGGGCCGCAACTCGCGGATTTTGGTCGCGTAGTCCGCGGGCTTGTACACGTGCGGGGTGGCGTCGGCGCGGAAGTAGGCCTCACCGAACGCGGCCTGGAGCCCGTTCAGCTCGCGGTTGACGTTCACGGGGAAGATGCCCGCGGTTGGGATGCCGCCGAGAAACTCGGAAAATGGGCCCTGCTCCTTTTTCTTCTGTTCAACATACTGTTGGCCAGCTTTGGTACCGTAGGGCCCAAGAGTCATCGCCCGCAACTTATCGAACGCATCCTGGTCGTCGATGGCGAACAACTCGCGGCCAGCAGAATTGGTAACGGTGCCATCTTTGAAGGAGAGCAAGGCCCCCCGTATTAAGCGTTCAATTTGCACACCACCGGATATGTGGTGGCGGGCGAACCACTTAATGAAGTCGTCCGGATCGCCGCGCGCGATAAGACCGCGCATACCGTCGAAGAAGTCCTTCGTGTATTCGAAGTAGGCGAAGTTGCTAGTGCGGGAGCCCATTGCGCCACCCACCAGGACGCCGAAGAACGGCAGCCCGGAGGAGATGTCCCACGGCTTGATGCCCGCGACTTCGTCGAGGAGCACGTTGCTCACGTAGATGTAGGCAGTGAGATACAGTGCGGCGCGGAGGTTCTCGAAGATGCCCTTCAACTTGGCGGTCTGGGCGAAGGTCGCATACGCGCCAGTGCGGTACTTGGTCGGCACGAAGGGCATCGTCTCCCGCATCATATTGAGCAGATCGAACGCGAAGGCTTGGTGTGGGACTAACGCCTGCACCAGTTCCGAGCGCATCATCCCGGGCCGGTCGGCCTTGTTGGGCATGGACTGAGTGCTCGCGGCCATGTCGCTGGCCCAGTCGACGACGGGGCGGCCGCGGAGGCCCCGGTCAAGCGCGTCGTAGTAGCCCGCGCGGGCGGAACTGCCGGTCAGTATATCCTCGACGGCGTTGCCCAAGAAGTTGATGACGTCATCATACGTATCGAGCGGCGACTTGCGCAGCCGCATACCGACGGCCGCGGTATTTACTAAGTAGGCATCTAAGACGGAGCCGCCCTGACCGCGCTGGCGCTTTACGATGCTGGCGTAGACGTTATCATGGACCCAAGTACGGCCACCGTTCAGGTTGAAGGCGTAGTCCATTAACCCGCGGAAGGTGTTCTTCAGGCCGGCGCGGGACAAGACTGGGCCCCAGCCGCTGATAAGCTGGACGCCGAGCGCCCACCGCAAGTTCAGCGGGAACACCGCGCGGTTCAGCTGGCGGCGGACCGCGATCGCGTGGTGGGGAAGCGCAGGGATAGACTCGCGCACCCCCTTGTCTAAGATCTGGCTTGGCACCCCAGCGAATGCCTCGGAAATCCACCGGTCGATTGCGTCGGCCAACTCACGCGTGTCGGCACGGTGAGGATTCCCAAGTGGGAGGTCGGCACGGGCGCGCAACACTTCCGACTGCTTGCGGCCGTGACGGATGATTTCGGTGAAGAAGATGTCCTTCTGCGCCGATACGATGTAGTCGCGCACCAGGACGAGCAAGTCGCGCTCCTGCTGATCCTTCCGCAAGACGCCCAGATCCCGCATGGCGCGGGCGTTGAACGCCTTATTCGGCTTGAGTAAATCGGGTGAAAGCCCCTTCGCAAAAATTTCCTCGGGCAAGGATCGGCCAAAGCCGTACTTAGACCAGAGGTTCTGCTGGAGGATGGCTGGCACGTAGTTTTGCTGAAACCCGATGAGTTCCTGCCCACGAGCGGCGCGCGCCTTGTTAATGTCAGTCAAAATATGGGTGAGTAATTGGCGTGTCTCCTTCGCAAACATGACTATGTTCGTGGCATGCGAGGGGGACAGACCGTGGACAATGGCCGCAATCTTCGGTTCCTGTAGCAACTCCGCGATGGAGCGCCGCGCCGCGTCGTCCGACAGCTCCGCCAGCACGTCGGTTGACTTCTCCCGGTACTGCTTCATGCCTAACCGGTTCATGCCGGTCTCATCGACCGTGCGAGCAAACTGGCCAGTCCTATTGTTACCGTACCTTATTGCTGCTAAGCTGCCATCATTAATCGGGCGTATGACACCCCGCTGGATGGCACCATTACCGTGCCCGCCGTCAGCACGCCCGGCGAGCTTCACGGGGCTTTCCCAAGCGTCGGCGAACTTGCCAACGTAGTGGATGTCATCAGTCTTCAAAGCCTCGAATTCCTCAACGTCGGGTTTGAGGCCGGCGACAAAAGCGTCCAAGTCGCCAGTCTTGAAGTAGTTGACCGCATTGTGGGAGAGGCTGACCCCGGGGACGGGCGTGAGGTGGTCGGCCAATTCCTGCGCGGCGACGGCCGGGTCGGGCATCTGCTCGGACGGCGTGAATTCCATGGTCGACACGCCGTTGACGCGCGGTGCCTGACCGGGCGGCGTGTTAAGGCGGGCCTGGCGCGCTTCTTCGGCCATCCCGGGACGGCCGGCAACGTTGCGAATCAGGTTGCGCAACGCGGCCGCGCCTTCGGGCGTCTTCGCCTCGAAGGGGATGTCCGGGTGCCGCAGCACTTCGACCAAGTTGCGCGGGGGCGGCGTCGTAACAGGCGGCGGTTGGATGGGCAACGGCGCGCCAGTCAATGGGCGCTTCGTTGCGGACATCCCCGCCTGCCCTAACGGTAACTCGCCTTGCACGCCACCGCCAGGGGGGACGGCGAAGCGAGCGCGCATGGGTAGTTCGGGGGATTCGCCCAGGTCGACCAACCGCTTGTACCGCTCTTCTGCCGCGATGGCGGCGCGGTTGCGGGCGGCTTCATCGCGCCAGCGCAACTCCATCCGCACCTCTTCGGGCAACTGCTTCGTCAGCGGCGCGTTGGGCTCAACCCCAAACTGGTCCCCCAAGTCGAGCCTTGTCTGGTGCGTCGGCGGCCCGCCGGTGTTGAAAGAGTTCACTTGACGCCGCACTATGAATTCGCGGGCATTAATCTCCGGGATCATGGCGGTGGCCTGGTTGAGCAGGGAGTTGCTGCTGCTAGTGTAGCCGTCCAGCTCCCGCTGCAACCAGGCCCGGACGGCGTTAACGAGCAGCAGCAGTTCGCGGTGGGCATCTCGCAGCTGGTCAGGGGGAGCTATGTCAGCGCCCGCGCTTACCAGCCGGGTAGCGCGGCTGACCAGTTGGCTCTGGCCGGCCACTCGCTGGGACAAGGGGCCTGAGCCTGCCGCCGAATTCAGGAACGCCGCCCGGTCGCTGGAAAGCCGGGCCAGCGCCGCCAGCACTAACTCCGTCTGGGCAATATACTGCCGCGCGGCCTCTTGCTCCGGGTCTTTCCAGGCCTTGAGCCAGGCAATTGGTAATGGCTGCTTCATGGCCGCGAATTCACTGGGGAGGAACGACTCCATCTCTAGGTCTGGACGGCGGGAAAAACGCCGCGCTGGGTGGCTGGCAGGAAGGTTACTAAGCCGTGATGCTTGGGCCACTGCGGTTGGGACGTCGACATAGACAATGTGGCCTTCAGGGTATGCGTGCTTCAAATACCACTTCGCTTCTTCCAAGCTCTCGGTGAACCAACGCCCTGCAGCAGCCGCTTGCGCACTACCACGGAGCTGCTCCTGCACCCAGCTTGGCGCTTCACCAATGCCTGGGGCCCGCGGTGCACCAGGAATGAACTCTGCGCGATACAATCGGGTCATACCTTCAGCGGGTTGCCGTGCCAAGTCCGGCATGATGATGGCGCCGGTGGGACTGCGCGGGGCGGGACGTGGCGCAGGTGGCATGAGGGCCAGTACGCGCGGGAACACCTCACCCACAACTTTTTCGCCCGCCTCGACGCCCGCCTCGACGGCCGGAGCGACCGGCGGGATAGCGGCAGCACCGCGGCGCAGCGCGCCAAAGAGGCCCTTCGCGGGACCTGCAAGCAGGGTTGGGTCGAGCACCATTTGGCCGATGATTTGGCGGGCGAGCGGTTCGGCGCGTTCCTCGGTGACGCGGCGCTGAAACACGCCGGTGCCCTCCGGAACAGCCGGCGGCTCCTCAAGTTCACCAAGGACGTATTCACCTATCCCTTCGATAAGGCCCGGCGGTTGATAAATCCCTACCTTCTGTTGTGCTTCACGTATTGCGCGGAACCCCGCTGGGATGAAGTCGGGGGTGAGCTCAGCGGCGGTTTGCCGGGTGAACTCGCCCACTTGCCGGATGACCTCCATGAAGTCGGCGAGGGTCTCAATGTCCACGTCGTGAATCGTTGGAATGAGCGGCCAAGTCTTCACGTCTTTAATGTTTGGCCGGTCGCGGGTGAAGAAGTCGCGGAGGACCTCGTCGAAGGGGCGCGCCAATTCGACGGTGGGAGTGTCGCCCTCCAGCTCAAAGAGTTCGGGCCAGTTTTCGAAGTAAGGGTTACGCTTGGGAGGCACGGTGGGAGTGGGCTCGGTGGGCTCACCCAGCTCAAAGAGTTCGGGCCAGTTTTCGAAGTAAGGGTTACGCTTGGGAGGCACGGTGGGAGTGGGCTCGGTGGGCTCACCCGGCTCCAGGAGGTCGGGCCAGTTTTCGATGTAAGGGTCACGCTTTTTCGCGGGTGCGCGCACTTCTTGGGGCGCGGGCGCGACCAACTTGCGCAGCATGCGCTCCTCGTGGTTAATGATGGGAACGAAAATGTCCGCCATTGAGGCCGCTCCTATAACAACTTCGTGCGCCGCGTGGGCAACCGGGAGAACAGCCCCTTGGTGATTGCGCCGGGGATGGTCGTCTTCAACTCTTCGGCGATGTTCGCGCCTGACTTGTCGCCGGTTGCAATCTTGCTGAGGCTCATAAACTCATCGCGCTCAAGCGGGCTCATGCGGTGCTGCGCTTGTGCGGAGGGGATGCGCAGGCCGACCGCGTTCAGCAGCGAGCCGGGCTGGCGCAGGGCCTGCCCTTTCATGAGGTTCGCGAACGTGTGCCCAACCTCTACTTGACCACCAAACGCTGCCGGAAGTCCAGTGGCGCCGGTGATGAGGACACCACCCGAGTCACCGAAGACCCGACTTTCCACGTCCTTCGGCCCCTTCACCGTCGTCTTGCCGCCGGTCGTGGTGGTGGTGGTGTTGGGGGGCGCGGTGGTGACGACGGGTGCGTTGGTGACGTTGGGCGCGGTGGTGACGATGGGTGGGGGCGCTACGAAGGGCACCTTCAGGCGGGCGACCAAGTCGAGGATTTCAGTCATCCGCAGCTGGCGGTCGGTTGCCAACGCGCGGATGGCCGGCGTTGGGTGTTTCCGGTAGCGCTGGAGGTCGGTTTCGTAGTCCCGGTAGTCGGAACCCAGGCGGTAGGCCTTATTCTCCACGTTGGCCGTCGACCGCCCCTTTGTCTGCAAATCAGCGCGCATCTTGCCCAAGGTAAAGGCTTCGTCGATACGTTTGGCTTCCCACGGCGTAGGCATCTGGTACCCGTAGATGTCCAAGCCGGAAGTGTTGTTGCGATAACTAGGACTAGAGTAGAGTTTATCTGCGTCAGTCGGGGTGAGCCAGACCCACCGCTCGTTGAAGTGGTCGTAAGCGGCGACCATCCAGTCCGGGTATGGGTTTACGGGCGGCGTCAATTGGCCCACTGTGTTACCAAAGAGGCGGCGTGAATTGGTGATAGCCGCTTGGATAAGACGCGTTTTTTCTTCTGTGGCAGCATCATCCGTGACAACGCCGCCTTCCCCGAAGCCGCGTATACCGTCGCGGAGCATTTGGGCTGCGGCGGCCACATGGACGGGGACGACGTGCAGGCCCGGGGGCGCGTTGGTGATGACCTCGGGACCTTCCTCGCCCACGATGATGGGCCCGCCGAACGTGGTGCCGCCCTGGGCAAACCCAGGCAACGTTGTGGACGTCGACTGCTCCGTCGCCGTTGGCCACGTTCCATGGGGGTACATTGGGATACCAAAAAACTCGCGGGCCAGGCCTGTCTCATCGGGTGGGAACACAGACGAGTCAAACGGGAATGAGTGTGGTTCAGACACGGACCCGCCAGTAGCACCGCTGCCCGAATTGTGGCCAGTCGCCCACAGTGCGTCCTCACCCATCGCATCCATCGCAGCGAGGCGCGCCCGCGCGTCCTCGTCCTCACTCTCATTACGTCTAAACGTTTCCGGTTGGCGCGTACGCCAACCGAGCCTTATCTTCTCCGCGTCCGCCAGGACGTCTCCTGTCAGTTGCTTCCCCGGCACGCTTTCTGCGGGAGTGAGCGCGGTGAAGGGGTCGGGCGCGTTGAACAGCTTGTTGTAGGCGTCGGTCAGGAACGACTGGCGCGGCACAAAGCCGATGCTACCAGGCGCGACGTCAAGGCGCGCGAGGCCGCGCTGGAGGTTCTGCATGATGAACGAGTCGCCCGGCGACTGCGTGTATTGCATCGCGATGTCGAAGAGCTTGGCGTCGGTCGGCTTATCGCGCAGGTTGGCGAGCGCTCTGGCGCGGTCAAATTCGCCTGCCAGGACCGCCTTGTTGAATTGCTCGTCGATGGTCGGGATGGGGTCTTTTTGCCAGCGCTCGCCGTCCCAATAGAGGCGTGTGCCGCTGTCCGGGACAGTCGTGGACTTCACGGTACCTGATTTGTCGGTATAGCGCGGGTCGAACTTATCGCGCATCTCGCGGGCGGCTGCACCGTAGTGTGTGGGTAAGAGGAGGGCCTGTTCGTACCGCTTTTGGACGTCGGCGGGGGTCGCGCGGCTGTAGTCGCCGAACAGTTCGGGGTCCCAGAATCTGGGGACACTCTTGATGGTAGTAGAGATCTCACCCGAATTACGCGCTTTAACGGCAGCTGTCATCGCCCGGATGCCGAACACACCTTGCAACGCACTCTGGAAGATTTTCTGCAGCTGGCCGTAGTATTCCTCGGGGGCAGCGCGGTTCTGTTCCCTGTAGAAGGTCTTCCAATCCTGAAGCGCCCCTTCCGCAATGGTGGGGTAGTAGTCCGGCGTCTCCGGGACCTCCGTGGTGCTGTCGGCGCTGGCGGCAAATTCGTGGCGCAGAGCGTAGCTGGCGAATTCATCCGAAGACAGGGTCTTCCCGTTTTTGAGCGTTAAGACTTGTTCGCCCTTCTTGTTCGTGACGCTCACGACCTCAGCGAGGGCGGGCAAGAGGGGGTGGTTGGGCGGAAAGTCCTGCCACCCCCTACCACGGTTAGCATTAAACTGCCACTTATTGCCGACTTGTCGGAGTTCAAAGGGCGGATGTTCTGCTTTCTTAGGTTCTGCTTTCTGCGGCATTGTATTACCCCTTCTTCAGTGCGTTGAGGAGTGCGGCGCGGCTGTCCGGGTTATCGATCATGGCACGGCGCTGCTCGGTGGTCATGCGGCCGAGGTACGCGCGCAGTTGGCGCGGCGGGATGCGCTCTTGGCCGAATGGGACGGCGTCGCTCTTGCTCGCGTCGGCGTAGACTTGCCTAAAGTCATCGAGCAGGCGGTCGAAGACGACCTGGAACTCGTTCTTCAGCCACATGTTAGTAGCCTCCTACGTCGCTCGGCGGTGCCCCGGCACCGGGTTGGGAGCGGAGGGTCGGGTTTGGCACGCTGGGGGTAAGGCCGGATGGACCGAGCGGTTCGCCGTTCGGGCTGACGAGGCCGCTGGGCTCCTGCCTCTGCTTCTGCGCTTGCTCAAGCAGTGGGATGAGGCCGAACTTGCGCGCCATTTCCTGGACGAAGGCCTGGCGGATGGTGGGGTCGCGGAAGAGTTCGTCGTAGAGGATGTTCAGCTTCTCTTCACTCGCGTTTGGTTCCTTAGTCTCGCGCCAGAACTTCGTGCGGGAGGCAAGGCCGGACTGGACTTCGCCGGCGAGGACCTGGCGACGCTGGAGCTCGAGGACGGGGTCGATAATCTCGAACTTGACCTCGAGGGAGTAGTCGTGCGAGATGTCGGACGGCCGGATGGTATGGCCGCGCACGGTGAGTGGCTCGTCGAGGAGCTCGACGCAACGGAGGATGTCCTGGCCGACGGCGGTGGCGAGGTGCTCCATCTGTTGGCCGGTCGCGATGAACTTCTTCTCGGCGGCGTTCATCTGAATGGCGGTCTGCCCGACGGTGTAGGTGCCGATTTGGCGCAGGCCGGCGAGGTTGCGCGAGAACGTGCCGTACTCGATGTCGAAGTCGACCAGCTTCTCAGCCTCGAACATCCACCGGGTGATTGCGGGCGGGGCCTCGAAGTCGACGGCGTCGTTGGGCCCGAGCTGGATATAGCGGGCACCGCGCGCTTTCTGGTTGCGGATGTCTTCCGCGTTGCCGCGCACGTAGCGGTCGGGGAAGGAGGCATCGATGAGCGTGTTGTGGATGCCGCTCAGGGCTTGCGCCTGGAGCTTGAGGGAGTCCATGATGGGGTCGATCAGGCCGACCGCGAGGTACTTGACCTCGACGCTGCGGGAGTTGGTGCGCAACTGGCCGAAACCTGCGAAGGCGTGCTTGAAGGGCAGGTAACCCCAGGTGTTGGGCTCCACGAAGATTAGGTCATTGTCGGCCATGAGCGCGTGCCACTCGTAGGACCAGTACTCGTAGCAGTGGACCAGGCGGTAGGGGTCGTCGTCGGCCTCGAACTCTTTGACGAAGGCGTCCTTCTGCTTGCGCTTCATGCGCTCTTTGCTGAGGCGCTCAACGTCGATGGCGTAGCGGTCGACGACCTTGACGCCTTCGCGTGGGCGCTTGTTGGTGGGTTCGAGTAGGACGTGCGCCGGGTGCGGCGCGCGGATGCGGAAGGGCATCCACGTCTTGTACGCGTTCTGCCACAGCGTCATGCGGTGCTCGAAGGCCTCGTCGGACTCGCTGCGCTTACGCTTGGGCTTATCGGGCCGGCCGCCGGTCGCGAGGACGGGGCCCTCCACGACGGAGTAACCGTACATGAGGAGGTGCTTGCCGACCTGCTTCCAGGTCAAGACGGGCTCGAGGAGCGCGGCTTCCTGGAAGACGGCCTGGACGAAGGGCTCGACGTGGTCGGCGTCGCGCTTATCCTTCTCCGTGGACGAGGTCGGGAAGCGTTCGACGCGCGGCTCGTAGGCAAGCTGGGAGTCGACGGCGTGGTCGATGGTGGCGGTTGCGCGGGCAGGGTGGTATTCGGGCATGTCCCCGCGCGCATCGCGTTCATCGTCGCTCCACAACGCGACTTCGCGGTGGTAGTAGAGGTCGACACGCTCCCAATTACGGTGCGTTTCCTGCCAGATGTCCTCAAGGTGCGCCACGCACGTCTCGATGTACTGGGCGTCCGGCCGCTCCTCGTCGTAGTCGTATTCGTATGGCATTATCGGCGGCGCCTCCCCCACTTGTATGTGCTAGTTTCGTGGCCGTGCAGCTTGCTGGGGTCGTAGGGCATGTCGCCCTTCACTGCGTGGTCCTTGCAGGTGAGGGCAAGGCCGAGGGCGGTAAGGTAGTCGTCGGTCGAACCCTGGGCGGCTTCGATGCGGCCGCGCCGGGCGGGATTGCGGACGAGGGACGCCATCTCGTCGACCGCTTCCATGTTCGGGATGATGAGGGTGCGGTGCAGGAGCGAGTCGACCAGGTTACCCCACACGATGGGGCGCGTGGCGTCGTTGGTGCGGTAGCCCGCGTCGAGCTTGGAGCGGTAGAACACGCGCGGGTAGTCTAGCGCGAGCGCCCGGTCGATGACGCGTCGGCCCCAGTCGTTGTCCTCGATGACCCAAACGGGCTGGCCGTACTTGCGCAGGAGGGCGAGCGACTCGACGGTGAATTGCAGCGGCTCGACGGAGCGGGAGACGACGTCGGCGATGACCGCGCCGGTCGCGAGGTCGATGATGGCGGTGACGGACTTGTCGAGACCGACACCGTGGGAGACGTCGGTGCCCGCAATGTACTTGCGGCCCGGGACGTAGTGCTGCCAGACTTTGGTGATGCCGTCGGCGAGTACGGGGTCGCGCGCTTCACCGCGGTAGGCTTTGATGAGTTCCTTGGTGATGACCTGCATCTCCTGGGGCGGCTCAAGAGCCTCCTCGAGCGTGCGCGGGTAGTTCTTCCGGAAGTCGTAGATGTCCTTGTAGGTCGCGAGGGTTTCATTGTACCACTGCTCGTCGCGGTTCGGGCGCACGTTGTAGGGGTAGAACAGGCAGGTGAAGCCGTTGTCCGGCGCGCCGCGCGCTTTCTCTTTGAAGAAGGACATCGGGGTCATGCCGTTACACTTGGAGACCATGATGAGCTGGCCCCCTAGGTCGTCGACGGTCGGCTTGACGGCGGCGTAGGCTTCTTCGAGGTACTCGTGGAAGTCTGCCTCGTCGAAGATGACGAGACCGGCGGTGTTGCCGTGGCCGGCTTTGATGGTCGAGGGAAACGCGCGAATCCACCACTCGGGGCCGAACTCGAGGGCTTGCCGGCCGTCGTTGGTCCGCGGCGTTTGCAGTTCGGGCGGCAGGTTCGCCCAGATGTAGGTGCACTTGCTCAGGAGGTCGTAGGCCTCGTCCTTGCCTTGGGAGAAGAGCAGCGTCTTGAAGTTCGGGTTGAACAGGGTGCAGAAGGCGGCCCACGCGGCGAGCACCCACGACCAACCAATTTGGCGCGGCTTGGGGACGACGAGCAGGCGGTCGGATTCGAGGTGCGCGGCGGCGTCGACGAGGTGCGGCCACTTCTCGAACTTGATGCGCTCGCCGCCCTTACTGTCGAGCGAGGGCTGCGTGATGTAGACGAAGTCGAGGAAATGCAGGAAGGAACGCTTGGCGAGTTCGCACTTAATCTCGTACTTCGTCAGTGTCTTCAGGGCGGCTATCGGGCGCTGACTCAAGTGCAGCCTCCAATTCCTCTAGTGTGGCGCCGGGTGCCAGGCGGTGGGTAACGTCATGCTTGTTGTCGGATTGGGTGGGCGTGACCGGCTTGCCATACATGTAGCCCAGGAGGAGCTTTATGGCGTCCAGTTGGTCCACGACGCGCACTTTACCGTCGCCGGGTGACTCACCGCGCGCGACGCCGTCGAGCAGGTCGAGGTAGTCTTGGGCGCCGTGGGAGAGCTTGGCGACGGCCTCGACGATGCTGACCGGGCGCTTTTTGCGGCCGGCCCCTTCGCGGTAGCCGCCGTGGGTTGTCTGTGCCCAGGGATTTTCGGCCATGTTGTACTCCCCTGAGAGTCGTGCCCGCATTATACCATGTCGCGCCGTGGGGTGTCAAGCGCGGCACGTACGGGGCGATGGCGGAAAGGGAAAATCCGGGGAAATTTTGTGTGGGTCTATCATTAAGGGGGCAGCCCCGACCACCCTTTTGGGTTGCCGACCCGCACCGGCGCGGCGATCGCCGCATCGGATATGCGCCGTCGCAAGGCAAAGAAAGGGGCCACCAGTGAAGGCGGCCCATGCGAATGTTGCGCCCGGCTCGGCTAGGCTATCAAGGCGTTGGCACCTGGCCACCATGCGCCGTGGCAACCGTTGCCACGAGTGATAGGCGCGGTAGGAACCAGTTCGCGCCGCACGAGCAGCGCATTTCCCACGCGACACCATTGCACGTGGGTTTTCCAAGGATGTGTCGGATGTGTCGGTC